CGGCTTGTAGAGATACTCGCTGTGGCTCGGGTTGATCGGCTTTTTCAGCGCCCCGGACGGCAACGCCGTGAAGGTCGGTGCGTCCAGCACCAGCCCTTGTTCGATGCGCACATATTTGTTCGGGTCGTGCAGCAGGGCCGTGATCTCGAAGGTGTTGGCCTCCGCCTCCACCACGCTCAGGATGCGGAACTGGCGCGGCGCCACCGGCGAGACGATCCAGACCGCGCCCGGCACCGGTGCGGCCGGCAGCGCCGTCGTCCAGGTCAAGGTCGTATGGTCACCGGCCCCGTTGGCCAGCGTGCGGTCCTCGATCGAACCGTCCGGCATGACCACCGAAAGCGTGTAGGTCGACACCCCGTCGATCGTCACCGCAGCGTCGATCACCAGGCTGGTTGCACCCGGTGTCACCACCCGTCCGCCCTGCCGCGTGCCGGCATAGGCCGGGTCGGCGATCGAGACGATATCCCCCGGCCCCACATCCGCATGGTCCCAGGACGCGCGATAGGTCACCGTCTCGGTCTGGTTCCAGGCCGTATCCAGCGCCCACAGGCCGGTGCGATAGGCCTGGCCGCGCCGCGTGCAGCCGACCGCTTTGATCTCCGCCGGCCGCCAGCCATATTCCGCGATCCGCGCCGGGTCCTCGACCACCTCGATCGCCGCCTTGTAGCCGTCATCCGGGTCGTGCCAGGAGACCAGCGCCACCGTCGGCCGCGTCTTCAGGCCGGTACCGGAATAAGTGAACAGTCCGTCGATCACATTGGCCGGCGTCACCAGCTTCACCGGGTCGGATGGCTTGTCCTGGCTGACCGTGACCGCGCCGGAGGCCCAATGGGTGATGCCCCGGAACGAGCCGGCGACGAGCTGCACCGCCCGGATCGCGTCCTCGCGCCCCTCGACCACGCCGTTGAACGTGTAGCGCGGCTCCTGACCGCCCAGCCCGTCATCGACCAGTTCGTCGTTGTATTGGGCGATGTCATAGAAGGCGAACTTGTCGACCTGGGCGCCGTCGATGAAGTCGCCCAGGCCCCAGCGCTTGTTGGTCAACAGCGCGTACAGCACCCAGGCCGGGTTGTCGGTCCAGGCGTTCTGGAACGTGCCGTCCCACAGGCCGGTATAGACCCGCGTCTCGGAGTTGTAATTCGACGGCACACCGACCAGCAGGCCGAAGATCTCATAGTTCCGCGTCGGCACCCGGCCGCCGAACGCCTCGGCATCGGCCGACACGGCCGCAAACGCCGTATCCGGGTATTGCAGCTTGGCGTCGATCAGCTCGGTGTAAGAGGCCCAGAACAGGCTATCGACCTCCTTTACCGAGGTGCGGTCGCCGGTCACCCGCCGCATGCGCACCTGCCAGGGCGCGCCGCCTTCGGGCAACGCGACCCGATAGGCCCGCTCGTAAGGGCTGGTGGTCTTGCCGCGCACCCGGTCGGCCAGCACTTCGGTCCAGACCCCACCGTTCGGCATCACGTCGATCGCCAGGTCGACGAACGACCGGACGATGTCGCCATTGTCCCGCACCCACGACAGGCCGTTCGGAAAGCGCGCCTTCACGCGCACGGCGTCGACGGTCGGGTCGGTCACCTGCCGCGTTACCGAGCCGTCGCCGCTGCCCGAGCCCTCGGGCGAGTCCTTGGTCACCTCAACGCCGACCGGGATCTCACGCTCGACCTCGGTAAAGCCCTCCACATGGGGCTGGTCTGGCAGCCCCGTCCGGCCCCAGACCACGACGCCCTCGACGGAGAAGCTGTCGTCCTCATGCTGCAGCGGCGTGTCGTCCAGATAGACACTCTTCAGGTTGTCCTTCAGCCCGCCGATCGGCCCTTCGCTGACGACATCGATGATGCGGGCGGTCGCGGTCGAGCGCAGCGTGTTCGGCGCCTCGCGCCCGCCACCACCACCGCCCGACTTTCCGCCGCCCCCAGCGCCCTCGATACGCCTCATGGCGTGCCCGTCAGGAACTTGTTGGAACTCGTGCCGTCGCGACCCGCATACGGCAGCTCTTCGACCGCAATGCCGGCTGACCCGACCACCGAGCCGACCCGGTGCAGCCCGAAGACCAGCGGCACCGGGTTGCCCGCCTCGATCCGGTTGATACCGCTGTTGAACAAGAACGACGGGCGCTTGTCGGGGCTCTCGTTGCTGTCGATGGTTGGTGTCGGGGACAGAAGCTGCCCGATGCCGGCCAGGCCAGTGCTGACGCCTAGGCTGAACGCAAGGCTTCCCACGACCTGAGCGGCAGTCAACTGGCCCGCAAAAGCTGCTGCAGCGCCGCCGGCCGGCCCTCCCAGCGCAAACGAAACGCCGATCAGTGCCGCAGCAACGATGATCTTGGTAAAGCCGTTGTCGCCCCCGGCGCCCTCAATCGCCGGCACGAAGTGAATGTCGCCGTCGTCCGCCAGCAGCGTCAGCGTTTCGGCCTCATGCTCGAAGCCGTCACCCAGGTCGCCACTGATCACGTGAAAGCTGCCCTCCGACAGCCGCCGTCGGAATCCCGGCACCTGCCGAGACAGCCCCCGCACGGCCTCCGCCGGCGACGCCACATCCCAACAAAAAGGCCCACCGAAGCGGGCCAGATCACCGTGCAGGTGGATCGTTCTCATGGATCGTAGCGCAAGAAGTGCGTCATGAATTTGCGCCATCGTCCCAGGGGCTCGCGCCGGCTGTAGCGGCCGGGCAGATGGTGCAGGATCAGGTTGCTCTCCAACACTATGCCGCCGTGGTGCGGGACGCCCGGCCGCCCACCACCCGCCGGCAGTGACGCCAGAAAGACATCCCCCGGTTCAGCTTCATCCGGCGCCACTTGTCGAAACCCCGCTTCGCCGAAGCCCTGTTGATAGAGATCCTGGCCATTGCTCCACCACTCATTGTCGCGCGGGAAGTCCTTGAGCGTGATGCCACGAACCAACCGGTAGTAGTCGCGGATGAGAGCGTAGCAATCGCCCCGCCCATCCGTGCCGCTTGGCCCATGGCGAAACTGCCGGCCGATGAGTGGCGGTGGTTCGAGGCTGTCGCCCCAGGCCCACGGCTCGCCGGCCACCTCACCATCGGTCAGCACGATCACCCAGGGCACGCCGCTGTCGATCTGCCCCCCGATATCGACGGCCGACGGGTCGGCGCTGCCATTCACATGAGAATGCACCACCGCCTGGATCTCACCCCGCTTGGATGCCGCCAGCCATGCTTGCGGTGAAATCCTGAACGCCGTCTCCGGCTCCGGGTGCAGGTTGCGATACGGGCGGTACACGCTGTCGACAATGAAGCCGCACGCCTCGTGCGGATGGCGTTTGATCGCGTCGGCTTTGATGGCGTTGGCAGCCGATGGAAGAAGCATCACCACCCCCTGCGCAGCAAAAACCCCGCCGAAGCGGGGTCCCACAACAAACAGTCTCTTGGCCGCCGTTTCATTTGACCCACCGACGGCTCTTGCCTGGGTTAAGCCAAGAAGTAGAGATTGCGTGTTCGCGCCTTGGCCTTGTCCTGGCTCCCCTCTGCTGGGCAAACTCGGAGATATTGCGACCTCCAACGATTTCAGACAGCATCTGGCCGAACAGTTCAACATCGACGAAGTAATTTGGGAATGCGCGCTTGAGCTCTTCTACATTATTGGCTTCCACCAAGACGCTGATCGTTCGCTGGTCACTGTCTGACAACTCCCTTCTCTCCGAAGTATTATAAGCAGCTATTCCTTCAGTCACGTTGTAGAATGGCCTCAGCTTGACAATACGATCTACGTTGTCGAATTCCAAACCATAGAATGTCGGCCTTCTCTGTATCGGCTTCTTTCTGGGCTCGATTTCCCGAACAACGTAACGAGTGTTTTCTAGAAACTCTATTGCTTTTAGTTGATTGTTCAAGTCTCTGATCTCTGAAACGCACTCACGCGATGTAGGCAAATCGGCCGGCGGCGGGCAGCCTTCTGCCAATGCAAGCTGCCCCGACATTAGCTTGAAGAGTCGGAGCCACTTTTCGCTACCGACCCCGCCCTTCAAGTTCTCATTTCGGACCAGACCCACAGCCTCAACGGCGGTTGCCCACGAGTGCTGTAGCCTTGAACGAACCTGGACCTCGATACGGCGCCCGTCAAACGCAGACGCACGCGGGTTTTCGAACTTGATGATAAGGTGAAAGCAACGGTAACCGTCACTTTTTGGTCTAGCAACGTAATCCTTTTGACCAACAACGTTCTCGTCTCGGCGCTTTTCTATGTCACTTTTCAATAACACCGCATCATGAATGGTCTCGCAGATAACACGGCAGCCGCCGATATCCTGCATTCGACTCAACTTCATTTCCGGCTCGCGGCTCAGCTTTTCCCTAATTGACGGGAGTCTCTTCAACCGAGAGCCGGTTGTTCCTTCAATGCCAAGGCGCCTGAGAGACTGTATCGCCGAAGTGCGAACACTCTTCATCGGATAGGAATGCGATTCACGCCACGCGTGAGCTATTCGGAACAGTCGTATTGCCTCGCCGTGAGATCCGGATGAATCCGTGACCAAGCGCTTAAGCCGATCGCCAACACGATTGACCTCATTGCGGCTATGATTGAATGGCCTAAATCTCGACACGTCTAGCTCGCTGTTCGCGGCAGTCTGACCGAACTCTAGTACCATTGTATCTGATTCGACTGTCGGCGCGCCACGCGGGTCCGTCTGAAGCCAGCTGTGTTCAGTGTCCAAGAAACATTCTCCCTGCACCGTTTTCAGTTGAAGGCACAACAGCATCACACCCTCGCCCTGGCCACGCCAGGAAAGCCGCGAAACGGCAGGATCGCGTTGTCACCGAACCGCACTTTGCACCCGCTCGTCAGCTGCTTGTTGCAAACATCGTCGGCGCCGCTCGCCACCGGGTTGCCGAACCGGTCGAAGCTGGCGGCTCCGACATAGGGGCAGGTCGCCTGGCTATAGTCGAACGTCTGCGTGTCCGGGTCCCAGACCCGATAGCGCTGATCGCACAGCCGGGTCACCTGCCGCCCGGGCACCAGGCGCCCCTCCTGGTCCATGGCCGCGGCCAACCCCCACTCGACATAGACCTTGTTCTGCGCCGATTTTCGCTCTACCCGATACACATCCAGCGGCCAATGCGCCGTCGGGTCGGCCCCCGGCTGCCCATCGAGAAAACGCGTCAATGTCCGCAGCCGCGTGACCGTCGCGCCGACCAGGTCGTTGAACTGCTGCAACAGCCCCGTGATCACCAGATTGACGTTGGCGATACGCAAGCGCGGCGTCGGCAACGGCCCGCTGCCGGACCATTCGAACCCGTCCGCCTCGATCGGCGTCGGCGGGTAGGTATTGCCGGCGAACACCACCGGCTGATCGTTCACCGTGCCGCTGGTCCACCGCAGGATGCCGGCGCCGTGGCTGGTGCCGTCCAGCGTCCACAGCTCGACCTTGGCGTCCAGCGCGGCTGCCTGTTGAGCTTCCGTGAGGGCTGACATTTAGGCTCCACCAAGTTGACTCTTTTTCGCGCAATAGTACCCTCACCCCCAGCTAACTGATTGGGGGATCAGCGTGTCAGCGGAACGGGTTCGCGTAACTTTCACGTGCAAGAACTGCGGGGCGTCGATTGCCATCCCCCAGAAGAACCGCGACGATAGCCAGATTGGGTGCAAGGGTTGTGGTCGGCGCGTCGGATCACTCAGTTGTCTTCGCGATCAGGCGGAACGCGCGGTCAGCAACAGCAGAGGAAAGGCCCAAAACATGGCGACCAAGAAATCAGGCGACAAAGCGTCCTCGCTGGCAGGCAAGGCGCTCGCAGGGAAGAAACTCACCCAAAAAGAGATCAAGACCTTGGCCGGTTCGGTCCTGTCTCAAGACGAGCAAAAGGGGCCACGCAAAACTAAGAAGAAGTGAGCCTCGGCTCCTTCAGTCTGGCCACGCCGATGACACATCGTGACGGAATCTGGATGATCCCAGACGCCTGAACATCTGCGTCCAAATCCCCGAGATTAGGCGCGAGGGCTTTCAAGTCGTCACCGTCGTGGATCAACCAGCCGACAGACGTACAGCGCACAACGGAGCCGGGCTCGAAGCCAGATAAGTAGCCCCACCCCGGAGACGGCTGTCTGCTGTCCTCCCACTCAATAACGACCAACGGGCAGCGGG